CTAATAACAAGCCACAGAATCTATGGATGACACGCTCAGCGACAGAATCCAATCTTAACTATTCAATTCCAACACAAGATGATGATGCGATTTCATTGCGCATTGTTTCACGTGAAGTGCAGCGCATTAGAAATATTGTGCCATTAACCGAATTGCTCATACTCACCAGTGGCGGTGAATGGAAGATTAGCACGCAAAACAGTGATGCATTAACGCCATCATCCGTGACAGTGAGGCCACAGTCTTACAATGGTTGCACCGATGTTCAGCCAGTCGTAGTGAATAATAGTGGCATTTATGTGCGTGCGCAGTCTGGTCGCTTACATGATTTGGCTTATAACTTTGAAGTCAGTGGCTTTAAATCAAACGATTTGTCATTGATTGCGCCTCACTTGTTTGATGGTTTTACCATTGTTGATATGTGCTTAACAAGAACGCCTGTGCCAGTGGTGTGGGTAGTGCGTAACGATGGTAAGTTGCTAGGCATTACTTATATGCCTGAGCAAAAAGTATTTGCATGGCATCAGCATGAAACTGATGGCTTGTTTGAATCCATTGCTGCCGTCAATGAAAATGGGCGTGATGTGCTTTATGCGTCAATTAAACGGACCATTGATGATGAAGTGGTGCGCTATATCGAGCGTTTATCAGATAGGTTAGTTGATACCTTAGAAGAAAGTTTTATTGTAGATTCTGGCTTAACTTATAGCGGAACTGCGGCTACTGTGATTAAGGGCTTGCATCACCTCGAAGGTAAAACCGTAGTAGCTCTATCAAATGGTGCGGTAGTCAAAAACTTAACGGTAGAGAATGGGCAAATCACCTTGCCTCAATCAGCCACATTGGTCCATGTTGGCCTATCTATTACATCACGGATTAAAACATTACCGGTAAGCTTTGAAGGCCCTGCGCTTGGGCAAGGCATGGTGAAGAACATCAATGAAACCTGCTTGCGCGTCTATCGTACAAGTGGCCTGATGGTCGGCTATGACACTGATAATCTAGTGCAATTCAAGCAAAGAACAATTGAGCCTTACGGTTCACCGCCAAACTGGATCACAGACGAGCTTGATATACCAATCAAGCCGAATTGGAACAGTAGCGGTCGAGTGGTGATTCAGCAAACAGACCCTTTGCCAGTGACAATTTTAAGCATGGTAATGGAAGTGGCACTAGGTGGCTAAAGATTCGTTGCAGGTTGAGCTTAGAGTGCCTACGCAAGTTGATGTTGATTTACTCATTGCCAACATTCGCCATGATGATAAGCAAGAGCTAGAGGCTTCACATGGTGACTATCAAAAAGCGATTCAGCTTTCTTACAACAAATCAAAGTACAAGTGGGCCATCTATGCAGATGGTGAATTTGTGTGCCTATTTGGGATGCATCCACTTGGTTTGCTATCTGATACCTCACTGATATGGATGCTAGGCACAGACCTGATTGCCAAAAACAAGGGTGCGTTTATCAGGCATAGCCAAGAGTATATTAAAGCTATGTTAAGTGTATCGCCTGTGCTAACCAACTGGTGTGATGTTCGCAATAAGAAAACCATCAGATGGCTTAAGTTAATGGGCTTTACCTTTTTTAAGGCTGAGCCATATGGCATTAAAGGCTATCCGTTTTATAGATTTGAATTAAGGGCTTAATTATGTGTGATTTAGTAACAGCGATGGCCGTAGGTAGTGTGGCTTTTGGTGCTATGGGCGCATATCAGCAAAGTGCTTCTGCGAAAGCTTCAATGGAGTATCAATCTCAGGTAGCTCAAAACAATGCCATTACTGCTGAATATCAAGCGCAAGATGCTATTAAGCGTGGTCAAGTAGCGGAAGAACAGCAAAGACGCAAAACGGCCATGATGAAAGGCAGCCAAACAGCTAGATTGGCGGCTAATGGACTAGACATTTCAGAAGGTTCAGCCTTACAGATTCTATCTGATACTGATTGGATGGGTGAGCAGGATGCTTTAACTGTACGTGATAACGCAAACCGTGAAGCATGGGGCTATCGCGTGCAAGGTCAAAATGCATCTTCAAATTCTAATATGCTCAAAGCGACCGCTGACGCTCAAAATCCTTTGTTATCTGGCGCAACATCTATTATGACAAATCCAGCCACTGGAGTTGTTGCTAGCAAGTGGTATGCAATGAGCGCACCGAAAGCGTCATCATTTACCACCAACAATAGCGCTGGTGTATCTAGTTCGGTGTTTGCCTAATGCCTACCGTTCCTACCTACGATAATAACGTTCAACAAACACGTGCATTGCCTAATGCGCAACAATCATCTATTGCCTCGCCTGAATTATTTGCTGGAATGACGCAAGCAGGCAACATGAATAAAGTTGCACAAGGCTTAAATAACTTTGGCGCAATCATACAAAAGCGTGAAGAAGAACTGGACACAGCAACAGCATTAAATGCAGAAGTAGCGACACGCGAAGCTTACATGCAGTTTCAGACTGAGGCGAGAACTCGCAGAGGTTTGGCGGCTGATGGCTTAGCTAAAGATGCCGAAAAGTGGTGGGAAGAAACAGCGCGTAAAGCCACAGAGAAGATGACACCAAACCAGCAGCGTTTGTATGTTGAGCGGTTGCGTGGGGTTAGGCTTTCAACCCTAGATTCGCTATCACAATACCAAGATAGCCAAGTACGTGCGGCTAAACAAGAGGGCGCATTAGCGTCTATTGATTCATCTATCAAATTATCACTGGATGACCCTAGCAATGCAGGATTAGCCACAGATGCCTTACGGAATATTCAGGTAACAGTCAGTAAATTAGCTGCTGAAAACGGTGATGCCCCTGAAAAAGCGCAGATGGATATGCTGAAATACACCAGCCAATACCATTCTGGCATGTTGCAAAACATAATTGATGGCAATCCAGAACGCGCACGCGAGTACATGAATAAATATGGCGCTCAGATGCTACCAGCCGCGCGAGGGCAGTTTGATAAAAGCCTTGAAGTGGCAGAGCGTAACGTCAAAGTATTTGGTGAGGTATCAACGGCAATGGGTACAGCTAAAAGTGAATCAGAAGCATTGGCAATGGTGCGCGAGAAGTTTGCAACTGATGCAGATGGTATGAAGTTAGCCGTCAATGAAGTGAAAACACGCTACAAAGAGCAAGAAGAAGCAATGCAACAATCGCAAAAACAGGCTTTTGATAGAGCTTGGGGCATTGCTATTGATTCAGGCAAAGGCCGTAGAGGGGTTGATGCACAAACATGGTCCATGCTCACCCCTCAGCAACGTGATTCTATTGATGATGAACTCTATCAGCGTGCAGAACGTGGCCGTGTTGCACAAGATAGAGCAGAGAGTAAACGTGATAAGCAGAACAATGATGCGGCATGGGAAAACTACTACGCCATTCGTCAGCAAGCGCGTGACAACCCTGCGGCATTTAGAAACCGTGATCTAAGAGAAGATTTCAGGCTGATTCCAAAAGAGAAGCGCGAAGAATTGATTGATTTGCAGGCTAAGAAGCCGGATGAATTAAAAGATGTGACCACGTTAGATGGGCAGATCAGCTTAACCGTTGGCTCGTTAGGCATTAAAGATGCAAGCAAGTACAAGTTTGAAAGCGTTATCCGTGATGCGGTACTCACTGAGCAGAAAAAACAAGGCAAGCCGTTAGGTGAAGAAGCTAGACAAAAGATTATTGATCGCATGGTGATTGAGGGCGAAGTGCCAGGTGGTGCATGGTACAGCAACGATAAAGAAGGTCGTGCTTACGAGTTTTACGGCACGCCTGATGCGAATAAGTTTATCCCTAGCGATGATGCTATCAAACAGCGCTTTGAAAAGAATAAAGGCCGCGCACCAACATCAGAAGAATTGAAAGCAATTAAAGCAAATTTAGCAAATAAGGGGTAAAACGTGGCATTAGATGATTTAGATTCTGCAATCAATATAGCCACAGGGGAAGTTACCAAAAACGATGACCCATTATCACGGCTAGATTCTGCGATTAATAACGTAGTCACCACGCAGAAAAAGCGTGCGGCAACCGTCACAGGGATTGCAACCAAATTCAATCCAGACCAAATAGCACAATCCAGAGCATTAGGCCGTCAAGTTGGCTTGCCTGATGATATTGCAGAGCGTAATCCTGATGAGGTAAGACGTAAATTCATTACGCAAAAGGTATCTAAGCTTTACGACACTTCGCCAGTATTAGGCCGCAAGCTTTCTGATCCAGCCTTTGCAAAACTAAGCCATGATATTACTGATGAACTAGCAGGCCAAGAGAGTGCAATCAAGCAGCTAGCATTAACTAAGCAAGGTTTTCGTGAAGCCTCTGAGTTAAGCCGTGCCATGAGTGACCAGCAGTTTAGTAACATCATTGAGCGCGGCAGAGATAGAGTAGTTGAGCGAGGCATTGGTGATGTGGTGGGCAGTTTTGGTCGTTCTATTGCGGCAGGTTCTACAGGCAGAATCGGGCAAGGCGTTTATGGCGCATTGGCTTCACCGTTTGGGGTATTAGCACCGTTGCTAGAGCCATTAGTTGGCACAGTATTACCAGCTAACCCATTGCGTGTTGCTGAGCAAGGCTTACTCAATTTATCTAAGCAACAATCAAATGTTGCTGATGCGATTGCTGGTGATAGAAGTGAGCAAAGTTTTGTAGAAGGTGCTGTCAATAGTGGTTTTGAATCACTCGGCATGAACTTACCGCCATTATTAGCAGGCGTGATAAGTAACAATCCATCATTGGCATTAAATGCGATGGTAGGCATTGCAGGCGGTCAAGAGTATGCAAAGGCGCGTGAGCAAGGCTTAGATGCAAATCAGGCATTAGTTTATGCAGGTTCGCAAGCGGCAGTTGAGTGGGCGACTGAGAAAATTCCAGTTGATACTCTGTTTAAAGGGTTACGTGGTGAAGATGGGCTATTAAAAACAGTGTTGATTAGCAACGTTCAAGAGCAAATCGGTGAACAAGCAGCAACTGTATTGCAAGACTTAAATGAGTGGGCTGTATTAAACAAAGACAAGCCGTTTAGCGAGTATCTAGCTGAGCGCCCAGATGCGGCGCTACAAACTGCCATTGCTACCCTAGTCGGCACAACAGGGCAGGTAGCGATTGCAAAATCTATTGAAGTGGCTGGCAACTACGTTTCAACCGAACAAGAGAAGCTGCAGTATCAAAGCGAGGCCGCCAATAGCTCAATGGAAGCCTTTGCTAATATTCAGCAACTAGCAGAACAATCAAAACTCAAGCAACGTTCAGCACAAGACTTCGCCACGTTCTTACAAGAGGCAGGTGGTGAGAATGGTTTAGATGAAGTTTACATTGATGCGCGTACTTTTGTAGAAGAAGCGGAAAAGCAAGGCGTTGATTTAAACACTTTGATGCAATCATCACCAGTGATTAACCAGCAATTGCAAGAGGCCATCGCACAAGGTGTTGACTTGGTTATCCCAGTGGGTGAGTTTGGTGCTTCGATTGCTGGCACTGAATTTGGTGGTGCGATACTCCAACACTTACGCGCAGATGAAAACGGCATTAGTGCATTTGAAGCACAAACGCAATTAGATGGTGCAGTCGAAGAATTGCAACGTCAGGCTGAGCAAGTAGCTCAACAATACCAAGACAATGAAGCATGGACACAATCGATTGCTGAGGTAAGCGATAACCTATTGGGCCAATTAAACGCAGTGGGTAGATTCACACCGCAAAACAATCAAGCCTATGTCAATGGTTTGGTTGCACCGTGGTATTCAACACTAGCAAGCAATTTAGGCATCACGCCTGCTGAAGCCTACGCACGCTATCCATTGCAAGTAAGTGGAAATGTAACGGCTAACGGCTTTGAGCAGAATGATATAGTCGGCAAGAATGAAGCATTGAGCAGTTTATCTAAGCTATCACAAGTGGTTTACGATGAAACCTACACGCCACAAGATGCTTATGATGCATTGTATGAAGCGGCTAATCCTAAACAAAAAACGGTTTTACGCGCCTTATCAAAAGAGCAGATGCTAGGGTTTGAATATCCACATCAGGCGCTAGATGAATTAAGGCGCAATCCTGAAGCTTATCAAACATCACCAGCGTTTAAAGGCATATTAACTAAGGTAGGGAATAATCAGTTTAATCAAAGCTCTTATAAACTAAAAGATGTCATTAAGTCTTGGGATAGTGCAGAAATCAAAAGCTTTGTTTCTGAGAATAACGGAATAATTAACGTATCTAAAATAGTAGTTCCTGAAAACAATCGCGGCAATGGGATTGGCAGTAAAGCTATTCAAGAGCTTGTTGATTACGCAGATTCAACAAATCAACGCATAACACTTTCACCATCTGAAGATTTTGGTGGTAATAAAAATAAACTGATTAAGTTTTATAAAAAATTTGGTTTTGTTGAGAACAAAGGCAAAAACAAAGATTTTGAAATAAGCGAATTAATGTATCGTGACCCGAACGATGCAAATATTCTTAATCAGTCTGAATCACAAGTTGATACGCCTGAGTTTAAGGCTTGGTTTGGTGATAGTAAGGTAATTGACGCTGATGGTAAGCCTTTGGTTGTTTATCATGGTACTGGTGAAAGCTTTGGTACTTTTCAACAAAGTAGAAATGGTTTGTATTTTTTCTCGACTGATGAAAATTTCGCAGCAGGATTTGGTATTTCATCAGCAAGTAATATTGATTACAGTCCGAATGAAGAAGCTGGCGGTGCAAATATAATTCCTGCTTTTGTAAGCATAAAAAAGCCGTGGGATTTTAGAAATAAAAAGGATGTTGATTTACTTCTGAATGCCTTGCCAGAAGGATTCCGTAACGATGCTGAATTTATGTCAGCAGTTGAATCTGGTGATTGGACAATTATAGAAGATAACGATATTGCTTTGCCGTTGTTGAAGCGTAATGGATATGATGGAATTGTCGTAACAGAAGGTGGCAACACGCTTAATTACGCAGTTTTCTCGCCAAACCAAATCAAATCCGCAATCGGCAACCGTGGCACATTTGACCCTAACGATGCGAATATTTTAAATCAACAAGCACGCGGCCAAATCTCATTTAGCAACGACATTACGCAAGGCGCAAACATTACCCTGCTTAAAAATGCCGATGCTTCAACCTTTATACATGAGCTTGGACACTTTTTCTTAGAAGTTTATTCAGACGTAGCCAGCAAGCCAGATGCCCCTCAAGTGATTGTAGATGATATGAACCAGTTATTTAATTGGTTTGGCATTGAATCTACTGAGCAACCGGCAATTGATGTATGGCGCAACATGACCATAGACCAAAAGCGTTTCTATCATGAAAAGCTAGCGCGAGGCTTTGAGCAGTACGCCATGGAAGGCGCTGCGCCTACGATTGAATTAAGCCGAGTGTTTGCTAAGTTACGTTCATTCATGTTGTCTGCTTACAAGTCACTTAAAAACTTCTTTGAGCGTAGCGGTGACCCATCGTTAACACCTGAAGTGCGCCAAGTGTTTGACCGTATGCTTGCTAGTGATGATGCCATCAATAAAGCTGAGGCAGTGCGTGGCATGATGCCGATGTTTGCTTCAATGGAAGAAGCAGGCATGAGCGTAGATGAATATGCTGAGTACCTGCAAAACCAGCAAGATGCTACCGATGAGGCTAAAACACAATTAACAGCACGCTCATTGCGTGATATGAAGTGGCTGCAAGGTGCGCGTAGCCGAGTATTGCGTGATTTACAACGTCAGGCCGATGCTGAGCGCAGAGCTGTTCGCATGGCGGTTAGGCGTGAAGTAATGACGCAACCTGTCTATCAAGCCTATTCATGGCTAAAACAAATACCTGATGAAACCAAAGCACAGCAAGCCGAGAAGGTTAAAGCGACCAAAGGCGTTGATGTTGAAAAAGATAGTTTATATACAGCGATTGCTAAACTTGGCGGCTTGAATCGTGAGCTTGCGGCTTCTGAATGGGGAATTGACCCTAAAGATAAATTCGATTCAGGCGTATTCGGTAAGCCTGTATTGCGTAAAGAAGGTGGGTTGTCACCTGATGCGATGGCTGAAGCATTGGCGCAATATGAATATCTAACCTTAGATGAAAATGGCAAATGGGATTTACGCGAGTTTGAAGATAAGTTTTTTGAAGAGGCAAAAGGCGAGCGCCAATACAGTTTATTTGCAGAAGGTGAGCAATACCGTAAGTGGCAGGAATCCATCTATGATGAACAAGAGCGCGTCAGACTTGATGCATTTGGTAAAGGTAAGTTAGACCTGAACAGCATGAAGGCGATGTATGGCGAAGATGGTGATTGGCGCAATCTTGGCATAGGTCGTACTGGCATGGTGATGCAAACAGGCAATCCACCTGATGCGGTCGCGGAACTATTCGGCTTTAACAGTGGCGATCATTTAGTGAAATCATTACTAGCGGCTGAGAATCCTAAAGCATTGGTAGATAGATTAACGAATGAGCGCATGCTGGCTGAGTTTGGTGATTTGGTTGATGCTAAGAAAATGAATGAAGCGGCTGATAAGGCCGTGCATAACGAAGTGCGTGCAAGAGTATTAGCAACTGAGCTATCTGCGCAGAATAAAGCACTAGGCAATCGCAGAATATTAGAGGCGGCCGCTAAAGAGTATGCCAATCGTCAAATTGCTGGCACATTAGTGCGTGATTTGAAGTCATCTAAATTCACCAGGGCCGAGTCTAAATCGGCAAAAATGGCAGATAAAGCAACGCGCAAAGGTGATACGCAAACTGCGGTGCAAGCTAAGCGCGATCAGTTATTGAATAACCGTGCAGCAAAGGCCACACTAGATGCGAATGATAAGGTAGAGGCTACGCTTAAATACCTTAAGAAGTTTGATAGCGAGGGCGTGCGCAAGAACCTTGATATTGAATATATCGAGCAGATTGATGACATATTAATGAGGTTTGATTTACGCTCAGGCCAATCGTTACGTGCGATCAATAAACGAAAATCGTTAGTGCAATGGGTAGAGAGCCAAAAAGAAATTGGCTTATCACCAGTGATTGATGAAGATTTGCTGAATGAAGCAAGGCGCACCAGTTATAAAGACCTGCCGTTTGAGCAATTCATGGCGCTGGCTGATTCTATCCGCAACATTGAACACTTAGGCCGATTAAAGAAAACACTGCTAACGGCTAAAGACAAGCGTGAGTTTGCTGAGCGCATGGCAGAAGCGCGAGAATCAATCAATAATAATGGCAATCGCATTGTGCCAGAGCGTGCAACACCGAATGACTTCATTGGTAAAACGGCTAGATTTGGCAGACGCTTTTCTGCAGCGCACCGTAAATTCTCAAGCTTTATGCGTGAGTTGGATGGTGGTAAAGACTTAGGTGTGATGCAGGATATGCTTTTATATTCTATGTATGAAGCAGGAAGCCTTGAAACTGACTTACGTGCTAAGGCCACTGATGATATGCAACGCCTATTTGCTACGATAGAAGGCACACTAGATAAGGCAGTGGGTAACTTATATGCAATTAAGCGCATAGTGCCTGGCACGAATATCAGCCTTACGCATGAACAGCGCATTATGTTTGCTATGAATTGGGGTAATGATGGCAACCGTCAACGTTTACTCGATGGCGGCTTAGAAGGTACGCGATCAATTAGCAATGAAGATGCATCGGCTATTTTAGATACCATTACTAAGGATGAATGGGATTTTATTCAAGGCACATGGGATTACATCGCCACTTTCAAGCCGATGATTGCTGAACAAGAGCGTAAACTCACAGGCCGTGAACCGGTATGGATTGACCCATCGCCTGTGAATACCAAGTACGGCACTTATGCTGGTGGTTATTTCCCTGCCAAGTACGATGCGCAAATGTCCACACGCTCAGAGAGTTTGGAAGCGGTGACTGATTTGCGTATGGCAATGAAAGGTGCGTTTAATAGCTCAGGCACGCGCGATGGTTATACGCAAGCGAGGGCTGAGGCAGTCAAAGGCAGACCAATACTATTAAGCTTTGATACCATTTCACGCCATATTCATGAAGTCACGCATAGACTAGCATGGCAGGAATGGCTAACTGATGCAACGCGCGTAGTGACTGCGCTTGATGGTAGCATTCGTGAACGTTTAGGGGCTGAAGCCTTGCAGGAAATTCATCAACACATTCGTGATGTAGCGATAGGTGATGCGCCTGTGACTGGTACAACTGATGTGCTTTTGTCACGCATTAGAACAGGTACATCAATCGTAGGTATGGGTTATCGCGTTAGCACTGCATTGCTACAACCATCTGGCATATTCCAATCATGGGGCAGGTTAGGCATTGGCGCGGTGGCTAATGGTATTAAAACTGTATTGAAAAATCCAGTAAAAACGAACGTGTGGGTAATGGAAAACTCACCGATGATGCGTAACCGTGCGCGTACATTAAATCGTGAGATTAATGAAATTGTGAATCAGGTGCGTGCTGGTAAAAACCTAACAACGTTGCAGGCTTCTTATTTCTACATGATTAGCAAAATGCAGATCATGATTGATATGCCTACATACGTGGGCGCTTATGAAAAAGCACTTGCTGATCTTGAATATGAAAAAGCAGGCAGTGAAGATGAGCGTAAGGCGATTGAAGCTAAAGCCCATTCATTTGCAGGTCAGACAGTGATTGATACGCAAACAGGCGGTGAAATTAAAGACTTGGCTGGTGTGCAAAAAGGTAGTCAAGGCCAGAAGCTATTTACTAACTTCTACTCTTACTTTTCAGCTTTATATAACCTGAATGTAGAGAATTACCGAACTAAAAAGCTAACCAATCCTGCCGAATTTGCAGACTTCGTAGCTACAGCATTGCTATTAAACGTGATGCCAGTGATTTACTCCGTCGCATTAAAAAACCTACTTAAAGGTGAATGTGATTGGGATGATACTGAGTGCTTATTAGGTCGCTACAAATCTGAACAAATGAGTGCAATATTTGGGCAGATGATAGGCGTGCGTGATGCAGGTATTGCCGTTGATGTGGCTACCGGTGGTGATGCATTTGGCTACAGTGGGCCACCATCATTGAAATTCTTTAGTGAGTTATATAAATTCGGTCAACAAAGCGGTCAAGGTGAAGTTGATATGCCTTTGTTTAAAGCCGCGAATAATGCAGGCGGTATCTTATTTCACTATCCAGCAGGTCAAATCAATTCAACTGTTGAAGGCATGATTGCAATAGAACGTGGTGAGGTTGAAGGTGTGAATATATTTGGCGCTTTAATCTCTGGACCGCCTAAAGATTAGGGTGCGTTTACTGGAAAAGAACTGATAGAAAATGTGCAAAAGGAGTTCCGCACATGACTATCAGTTCAGAAACCAGAAAAGCTGGTCCATTCAATGGTAATGGGGTAACTACATCGTTCCCCTTTGTCTTTAAAACATTCGCAAAATCAGATGTAAAAGTAATCTTTACTGACGCAGACGAGATTGAAACCATCTTAGTCCTAGACAGCGATTATACCGTCACGCTGAATGTGGACCAAAACGCGAACCCTGGCGGTAGTATCAGTTACTCAACGCTTGCAACAGGTGAGAAGCTTACCGTTTTAGGTGCGGTTGAATATACGCAAGAAACCGATGTGCAGAATCAAGGCGGCTTCTATCCTGAAGTGATTGAAAATGCGTTTGATAAAATCACCATGCTTGTTCAGCAAGTGAAAGAAATTGCTGATCGTGCCGTGGTAGTGCCTGCATCAAGCTCTGTTACCTCAGAGAATTATTTAGATACTATTAACACCTATAAGCTTGAGGCGGCGGCAAGTGCATCGGCAGCTAGTACGTCTGCATCAAACGCAGATGCATCAGAAGCTTCAGCATTGGCATCTTCTGAGCTTGCTAATAAATGGGCAGAAGAAGCAGAAGATGTGCCAGTGGAAACAGGTAAGTTCAGCGCAAAGCATTGGGCGGCAAAAGCCGAAGCTTTTGGAGGTGATAAATTACCAATTGCGGGCGGTTCACTTGCCGGCTTGATAAATCAAGCAGTTGGTTCTGATATTGCCTCTGCTTCAACGGTAGATTTAACCGCTGCTACTGGCAACACTGTACGCATTACAGGTACAACAGCTATTACTGCGTTCACAATGAATGCAGGTCAGCAAATGGAATTGGTGGCCGTTGGTGCATTACCTCTTACCTATAACGCAACCACAATGAATATCAATGGTGGTGCTAGCTATACCTGTGCCGCTGGCGATAGGTTGGGTGTATTTAAAGATAGTGCTGGGGTAGTAAGGGTTAATGTTACCAAGCAGGATGGTACTGCTGTTGCTGCTGCTGCTGGAGTCAATAAACTTCAGTCGTTTACCGCAGTGGCAGTTGGTAACGATTTAGTCATTACTATTAATCCAGATACATGGGATTTTCATTCAGCAGCTTTAGCCAATGGCATACCAAACAGAGTAACGCTGGTAAGTGCTATAACTCTCACTATTCCAAATGGTGCAACGTTAGGGTCTGTTAATAATATAGCCTCTACTTACGTGGTTGGCGTACAGAACAACGCAGGCACACTTGAAGGATTTGTCATCAACTTGGCTGGTGGCAATCAGCTAGACGAATCTAATTTAATTACTACAACTTCCATTAGCACAGGCGCAGATAGCAATAACGTAGCTTATGCCACAACTGGTAGAAGTAATCTGCCTTACAGAATAATTGGTTATTTTGTGAATACACAATCGACAGCAGGTACTTATGCTACGCAACCAACATTAGTTCAGCCTGCTGGTGGTCAGGCTATGGCTGCTTTAGGTAGCTTAGGATATGGGCAAACACGCCAAAATGTATCCCCAAGTAGGTCGGTAGCAACTACCTACTATAACCTTACAGGCAAGCCATTCAAGTTATTTATTGCAGTACTAACTACTGCGGCAGGGTACCCATCAATGACTATTGGAGGATTAAACTATCGCGGGTCGTATTCTGGTGGTGCTGGTAATCCTTCTATATTCAGTGAGATTATTCTGCCTAATGAAAGCTATATATTGAACTCAGCTTTAGTTAGCTCTTTTGAATGGTACGAGGTTAGATAGGAAATTATGACAATATACATTACACCTGATAATACGCTTCATGATGATGCTGATGGTAGAGCGCTGCATTTGTTACCTAAAGACGCGAGAATTGCGACAGAGGTAGAAATTGATGCAATCCTAAATCCTCAGGTATCTCTTGATCAGTTAAAGTTTGCTAAAAATTTAGAGATTAATTTGGCTAGATTGGCCGCAAACCAAAAAACTTTTACACATGGCGGAAAACTATTCGCGTGTGACCCACTAAGCCGCAGTGATATTGATGGTATCAATGGGCATGTAGGCACTCGCGGATCATTGCCGGTTGATTGGATTGGTGGATGGAAAGCACTTGATAACAGCATTGTGCCTATTCAAAACATTGCCGACTGGAATGCTTTTTACGACAGCATGATCGCGCAAGGGCAGGCTAACTTTCTAAAGAGCCAAAACCTAAAGGCGCAACTCGCCGCGGCTACGACCTCAGAGCAAATTGAAGCCATCGTCTGGTAAATCATGAAGCTACTATTCACACGTAGGCATCACATAGGTTCATGGTTAATCAGAATGGTCACCTGGTCAGAGTATAGCCATGTTGACTTGGTGCTTGATGAAGATTTACTAATCGGTGCAATCGCAGGGGATGGCGTTGTACTAGTGAATATTAAAGATCGATTAGCAAAGTCATCTAAGGCCGTGATGATGGATGTTCCTGTGACTGACATTCAAGCCGCTAAAGCGTTTGCGATTAGTCAGTTAGGCAAGGATTACGACACTTGGGGCGCGCTTGGAATCGGGCTGAAAAGAAACTGGCAGGATGATGATAAATGGTCTTGTGCTGAGTTTGCTACTGGCATTTTAACGATAGGTGGTCAAAGGCCATTTGATAGTAAGTTTTATCACCGTATCGTTCCGCAGCACTTGTTGATGCTCAATTTTGAAAAAGTAAGAATTAAATAAAAATAAGAAAGGTAGCTATGTCAGACCCGATTACACACGCAGGTAATTCAGCGCCAATTTTGGTAGCGGTTGGTTTTGCTATTACGCATGTATTTCAGATTCAGGCGCTCACGTTTTTAATCGCACTTGTCGGTGCCGGGTGTGGCTTAGCTTTTCGACCAGCGCCCCCTGAAGCCAAATCAAAAGTTGACCTAGCATTACGTTTTTTTGGTAACGCGGGATATGTGCTTATTACAACAATTTGCACGGCATTTGCAATGTTCTGGTTAAAAAAGTATTTCCCTGATGCTGAATACCCAGTGGCCTTTTTTAGTGCGATAGCAATGATGGTTTACCGTGAGCTGTTGATTGACCTTGGTGCAAAGTTGATTTCAATTAGATTCAAGAGGGTTGAATAATGTTGGCGAAGATCAGTTTTATTTGTGCAATTTACGTGGGCATAGAGTGCTTTATCGCATTCTACAAAATGGATCGTGGCGATAGATTATGTCGGCTAGCTAAGTATGTGGCCTCGCTAATTTCATCTGTCATTGTTATTTACTGGTTCTTTCGCGCCCCAAATGAAATCACGATTTCTGTATTTGTGATGATGTTGGCAATTACTTTGTTTGTCTGGCCAGTGATGATTTACAGGTTCCGCGGTGATTATAGAAATAGGATAGGTGATAAATGAAACCATTAAAAATTTGTAAGCTACGCACAGCAGGATTAGCCAGCGTGAATGGCGCTAAATTCGGCCTAGTACGTAGAAATGCGGACGGATCAAAACGTGCGCACCAAGGCATTGATCTACAGGCCAACAAAGGCGATATGGTGCTTGCCGTTGCTGACGGCACTATCGTTGGCGTAAACATGGGACATGACGGCTACGGCTACACAGTCACCCATCAATTCACGCATACAGATGGCCGAGTGCTTTTTGCATTTTATGCACACCTGAGTTTAGTAGCTGTAAAAGTAGGCGACAAGATTAATACAGGCGGCTGGATTGGTAAAACTGGCAGCACCGGCAATGCGGCAGGTATGGAAACTATTGCTAAGGGCGGCCATCTGCACTTCGAGATACGCACTAAGCAAGTCTGTGGTTTGGGTACTGCAAACAGGTTGGACCCTTTGGGGTTTGTGGAGTTAGACCAATGACAATACTTAAGCTCATTGGCAGTTACATACTAGAAGGATTTCTGTTTTTAATTGAGCACTGGCGCATTGTGCTGGTGGTGCTCATGTTGCTGGTCATCTGGCATTACAAAAGCGCCTATGAGAAAGAAAAGCAGGATTTCACAGAGTATATCGGTCTAGTGAAACAAGAGACTGAGCTGCAGGCGCAAAAGAATCAGATCATAGAGGCTAATACAAAAAAGGCCGTGGCGCTTGAAATAAATAAGTACAAATCAATCATTGCTGCCTTGGATATTGATAAGGCACAACTTCAAAAGAAAGTGAGTAGTTTATATGCTAACAAAACCAATGCTGATTTTAGGCTTGCTTCTTATGCTGACCGCATGTTGCTCGAAGCAGGTAGTCGCAACACCACAGGTGAAATTGCCAGCGATACCGAAAGACTTGCCAGCTGCAGGCGAGAGCTTGACGCAGCCGATTCTGGATTATCAATTGTCGAACAGGCGTGCGCAGTAACAACAGCTCAATTTAATCTGGCGCGAGGTTGGATTGATTCAGTATGCGCGTATAATGATTGCACCCTAAAACAAGATTAAACAGAGTATTTAAGGTTGTATTTAGGGTATCAAATCCGCAAGTAATTGATTGAATTAAGTTTGTGATAGAGCTACTGCCTACCAGTTACTCTTTTTCAAGTTTTTTCATCGTTCGTCAAACTTCATCAAAAACCACCACAAAGTAAGCTGAAAGCATTATACTGACTGCCCTTGCAGTTAATCATATGCTTACATCATGCGTCATACTTCATCATGTATAAACAAGCCTAGCCAAAATATTTTAGGGTATCGCATTGGTGATTCGCTAAATCAGTTTAGGGTATCAGCATGCTAACCATTAAGCAGATTGATTCTCTTAAGCCTAAAGCGCAGCAATATAAGGTTGCTGATATGGCAGGTCTTTACTTAGTGGTTACGCCTCGCAATATCAAATCATGGCGCTACAACTACAAAGATTCACAAGGAAAATACAAAACTAAAACATACGGCCTATATCCAGAGATTAGTTTAGCTAAGGCTAGATTATTAAATTCAGAGTTTAAAGATGAGCAGGCGAGATTGAAACTACATGGCTTAACCGAAAGCTGTGTAATGACATTTAAGCAGTTCGTTGAAGAGAAATGGTACAAGCATCATCTGCCTGATCTGAAAAGCGCAAAGCATAAGGCCATTATTCAGGCGAGTATGGACCAGTATGTTTTTGATAAGATTGGTGATAAGCCACTAGATAAGATTACGCGCAAAGAGTTGGTAGAGTTGGTGCAGGGCATTCAAAGCAAAGGCGTAGTTGAAACTGCCAATAGGATTGCAAGCAGGCTAGGGCAGGTGTTTACGCATGCGGTTAACACGGATGAAATACAACTACATCCAGCTACTAACTTATGCAGCGTGCTGAGAACGCCTGTGCGCACGCATATGCCTTGCATTGATGTTAGCGAAGCTAAAGACCTGTTTCAAGCAATTAAAAGCTATGACGAACCTGTTACTAGGCTTGGTTTGATGTTGTTGGCATTAACATTTGTGCGGACTACTGAGCTAAGGTATTTCGAGCGTAAAGAGATTAAAGACGGTAGGTTTTGGGTAATCCCTGGTGAACGTATGAAAACGGTTACCGGTAAAACGCCAAAGCCTCATGTAGTGCCGTTAACTAAATTCGCACTGAGTATCATTAAAGAGCTTGAGCAATACACCGGCGATGATAAGTATGTGCTTGGATCACTTAAACGGCCTAATCATCCGATTAGTGAGAATACCCTATTATTTGCGCTGTATCGTTTAGGGTATCGTGGAAGAATGACAGGCCACGGCTTTAGGGCATTAGCCTCTACAGTGCTAAATAATGAAACGATTGATGGTCGTAGGCGATTTGATAAAGATTGGATCGAGCGCCAACTCGCACACAATGAAATAGATGATGTGCGAGCTTCATATAACCGTGCTGAGTATCTTGAACATAGAATCGCTATGATGCAATTCTATTCTGATTGGATTGAAGCCCAAGTGTCATAGGGCTTTTATTCCAACGTGGACGTGGCTCTATATGGTCTGGCTTTGGAATAAGCCCAGACTTAATATAGCGTGATACTGTTGCACGGCTTGCGCCTAAGTATTCCATCCAGTCTTTAATTTCATAAATATTTTTCATCTTATTTCCCTTCCGCTTTTACTTGTTTGTACTTAACTTTAATTTCAGGCTCAAATCCTTGCTTGAATAAATCGCTTGCCAGTTGCGATGCCACTGAGAAGCCTTTTGCTTCTTTGGTGCCGCCCGGCCATATAACGTAGAACTCTCTAGTCATGCTCGGCTTTCAGTTCACCTATTTGTTTGATGATCGCGCCTCTATATCCACTCATGCTCTGATAAGATATTGCCATGGCATCATCTGCGATTAGATTTATCACGCTCTGAATAACATTGTTATCATGCTCTGCTAGTGATTTTTTGGTACATAGTCTTTGCAAACAATCTCCAGCACTTTCAATAATATCTGCGTCATATACATACCCTAACGCTATTTTATTTAAAGTCTCACGCATGATTGTATTTTCAGCCCACAAACCCTCCACACGTTGCTTAAGTGAATTTATTTCACTCTCGCTGGCTTGGTTGGCAGCTTGCCATGCCTCAAACATTCCGTTTACTTTATCTGCTAACTTAAAGTCACCATCAGGAGTTTTAGGTACGTAGTATTTTCCTGTCCAAGCGAGTTCTTTTTTTACTGACGGAAATTTTGCCTCAAACGCCTCATTATTCTGTGTCATGTTTAACCTCACTAAGTTTGTCGTAGGTGGCTAGGGCTGTTTCGATGATTGCTTTAGCATGACTATTAACCCATAATCTATGCTCTTTTAAATACCGCAAAGCCTCCACCAACACCTCTGCCGATGCTACTTTGGCGCGTAGTGTTTGGATTTCTTTTATCAACTCAAGTACGTGCTGTGGACCAACGTTAGTCCTAAATATTGATGATTTATGTAGTGCTTTCACTAACGGGAATTCATCCATATTTCCTATTGGCTGACTTGATTCTTCGCAAATACTTTTTAACTTTTCAATATCCATAATCATTCACCTTCCTTTGGTGCGCTTGGTAAAGATTTCGGGCGACTTGCAAATAAATCTTTAATGGCGTTTAGCTTTGCAGTTACCTCAATATCACGACTACCAATATCACCATATTTTGGTTTTAAAATATTTACTAAGACCTCTAGCGCAATCACATAATCAGCAACAGATTGAGGTTGTTGTGGGGTGGTGTAGAGCAACTTATAGTCTTTACCAGTAACACCATTAAATTTTTCTTGGTGTGTTAACCATCTTGGACTTTCAAATCCGTTAGCATTTATCTTATACTTTGCAACTGCCTCACCACTCACTGCTGGTGCGTTGGTGATAAGCCCATGAATATATGTCCATAGCATATTTCTACTGCCTATTCTTTCGACCTCTTTCAACATCCATTCCCTGCTAATCAAATCACTCATGCCGCCAACCTTTCACTTTCACATTTGTAAAAATTACCTGCTTTAATACGCGCATTTTGCGTTTCGTAGGCGCTCTCAAACATTCCAAAGCTACAACGCTCTAACTGCCAGTTGTGTACCTTAAGTGCGAATTTCATAGTGTCTAAATCGGGGCCAAAAAATCCAAGCTTTCCACTGTCTAAGAAGCGCATTTTGCTTCTCTGCAAAGCATCACGCGCCGCATATAATTCATCTAAATATTCCTTACCTAGACCACGTTCAGTAAACACTAGCGAGATATTGATAACATCACATAGGATCGTAAAATCATTCGGGCTTAGGTCTATTCCAAACTGCATTGCATTTAGCGAGGTAACCGCGCTTTGGCACAACTCTCTTTGTTCATCTATCGTTAATGGCTGGTGCTTTTTAATCACGTTTAATCCTGCCAAACTATTGATGCGATGCTTGCTAGGGTTAAATGCCTTGTTGCGTTTCTTTTGTTTTTTCATACCCACCGCCATTTATCTTGGTCTTTAGTTCTACGTTGCTTCTTAATTGATCGCTTAGATTGCTTTGCCATGATTAGCCTCTTTATTAATGCAAACATCACACTCTCCACAGTGGCCGCAAAATCCACCTCTTGGGTTCTCTCCTGGTGAAAATTCAATCGAGCATCCTTCTATTGCGATTAATTTTTCCATAGCATCAAAACATTCGGTGTGTTCTTTAACAGTGCAGGCATCATTGCCTGAGTACCATCTATACTTTTTATATCTCTCACCTATTTCAATGAGAGTTCCGCACCAGCTGCAAACATGACGTTTCTTTGCAGAAATTATGGTTCTGGTTTCAGTACAAACGCCCATGATCTACCTTTCATAAAATTGGTGCGCCTCGCTTTTAAATACCTACTCAATAGTGTGTTAATAAACCTTGTAATCTATTAGCCACACTAAAGGCTAGATACTTAGCACACCGAGAACTCCCGAAGTGCTAACCGACTTACTATTGCGGCTCATCTATCTAACTACCTTGCAAGGATTCTTTAAGCCGCCTGCAAACCAAACGATTGAGCCAACCAACGCTCTGCGGTCTTTGCCTCAACTTTGTATGTAGTAGCTACTAGGGCGATGATTGTTTGAGCAGTAGGGCGCACGCTTCCGACTTGTACTGCAGGCTGTTCTTTAACCTCGAATACGTTGTTAAAGTCTGCTTGGTTAATGGTGTCGTTTACAATGCCGTCACCCTCTGGGATTGGCTTAGCCTCAGCAATAATCTTAGCTTCAAGCTCTTCGCGTGCTTTGATTTCAGCGGCCTCTTTAGCTTTGGCCTCGGCTTCAATTTTGGCGCGTGCATCTGCTTCGGCTTGCTCTTTGATAGCGGCTTCATGCTTAGCTTTGCGCACGTCCTCAGCGTCTTTTACTGATTGAATGTGCAGCTTGATATAATCAATGTCACCAAACACGATTGCATTCACGTTAACCAAGTGTTCGTAGCCTTTGATTGCTTCATTGATATAGGCTAGTTTTGATTTAACGTCATTCGCTAGGGTGGTTGCTTCAACCTTGCCGTTAGCCAATGCGCTATTGATGCGTGATTGCATTGTTTCCAGTGTCTTAACGCCTTTAATCTCAGTGGCAAAGTCTGGGCACGCTAGCTTTTGTGATAGTTGTACTGCAATACCTTTGTTTAACTCAGTTACAAAGTCTGCATATTCAATCTTCGCTTTCATGATCGCTTGCGTTTTGAGCATTTCTTTCTGCTCTTTAACTGCTTTCTCTAAGCGTAGGCCAATCGCGTTAAATGCTTTTTTGTAGTTCTCAAGAATGCCGTTGGCTTCGTTTACCGTCACCATTTGACCGATGATGTTTTCTTGCAAGGCTTCAATTCTCTTTGCCATTTCGCGGCAGTTTTTAGCATTAGCTTCTGCGTCAGCAAAGTCTTGATCGGTGCTTAACTCTGTTTTGATGCTTTCTAGGTAAGTATCGAACTGCGGTGTGATTTCAGTTAGATTCGATGCAGTAATTTCACCACGTACAACAACGCTAGGCACTGGTAGGGCTTTGATTGTTTCAGCTTCTACCTTTTCAACCTTTATAGATGGCACATGATCGGCTAGGTCAGTTTTAAACTGCTTCCAGCCTTCTACTAATTCACTGATTTTCTCGCCTGTTGTTTCGTACCACATAGACACGCATTTGTCGCGTGTTCCATCTGAAACCATGAATAGGCATTTAGTAGCGCCTGATGCTAGCAATTCCTGATCTAGTTGGATGGTGTAGTGTTCATCTAGTGTTTTGTTTCTTACGTTTTCGGCTAATGATTCATTCCATAGCTTATGCTCCCAGATAACAGAATCATCAAACGTGATACCGTCTAGGCTTGCCATTAGTTTTAGGCCGGCAACCTCGATCATGTAAGTGGTTGGTGATAACTCTTCGCCAATAATCTCTTCTGCGATTAATCGTGCCTTTGCTTCTGCTTCATGGCCTTTATTAAAGATTGCTTGCGTATGTGCATCAACTTCTTTTGCTAGGCCAGTTTTGCGCTGAGCCAGCAACTCTGTGCGAGTTTGGTATTTAGACTTTCCAAACATTGCAGGCGCTTCTGATGCTGTTCCATCGCTATCAGCGCGAGCCTTTAACCACTCTGGCGTTCCTTGCTGTAAATTCAATACTGTACGGTTCATTATTTGTTCTCGCTTTCTGCTTGTTCGTATGCTGATGTGAAGTCGTCTGTTACGGTTGTTGCTTCACCTTCTACAACCTCTGGCTGTTTAACTGCCCAACTTGCTACTTCTGCTTTTTGTGCATCAGTCATTAAAGCGCCTTTGTTTTCTACCCAAGCAACAAAGTCACCTGCGCTTTTTTTGCCATTAGCTACTGATTCGCGGTATTTACTGGCGATTGTCTGAAAAGTTGCATCGTCTAATGCTGGTTTTTCTGCTGGTGCAGATGTTTGTTGAGGGTAAGAACTGCTTACCTCTTTCTCTGTTGGCATGTCCTGCAACTCTTCGGCAATCGGCATACCGCGCAATACATCAGGAAATACGTCACGCAGTGCCCATGAACGCGCACGCATTTGAAGCATGCGTTTTGGGTATTGTGTCCATGGGCCAGGCTTACCCCATAAGCTTGCTTTTTTTGCATCATCTACCGTGAAGTAACGCACTTGCTCTGGCTCACCTTTACGCTTAACTTTGCAAGTAGCGCCGTTGTCGTTCACCTCTTCAACCACGTATTCGCATACTGGCGAAGCCTTTACTAAAGCAATAACTGAATCACCCCAGAGAGAAGGGCGACCATTAATCACTGCGATGTTTTGCATTGATTGCATTGGTTGTAGGCCAAGCTCCATGCCCCATTGAATTGCCACTAAGATATTCCCTGCATTGCCAATGAAGTCTTTTGGCACTAGGTTTGATTTACTTAGCATGTCTGCAAACTTTAAAGCCTCGTCTATGCTTTGCGGTGCAAGGCTAAAGCCTGCTTTTGATTCCGATAATGCTGTACTCATGTTATTACTCCTAATAAAAACCTACTGCCAATTTAAAACTCTCAATCCGACTTAATTTAAACTTGCGAAATAGCCGGTACTTTCTAATCATTCGTTTCATTTTCTTTCCAGCCTTGAAACCTTGTTACATTCAATCGTTGCTTTGCTTGACCCAAAATCCACGTTGCACCATGACTTTGCAAATTTGGCTTGCTCTTTATTGATCGCTTCTTGTTCAACGTATGCAACCAGTGAGAGTAGGGCGAAAAAGGCCATCGACCCAATAACTACCAATAACGTTGTGTATGCTGTTTTCATATTCATAGTGGGTGCCTCGCTCTAATCTGTTTCATCAGTTGCATGTTGTAATCCAGCTTGTTTGGTGCGGTTTCATAACCTGCTTGGTACTCGGCAAGCTCGTTAGCGTGCTTGCTTTCTGATTCTTCAAAGACCACACGCTTAACGCCGTCTTGGTCAATGATGTATTGCTCTAGGATTGCCATGATTAAGCTTTCCTTTTAAATACAACACTAAAACCATCATTGCGCTTATATCTTTCTCCTTTAGCTGTAACAACCTCATGTGGCATACAGCGATGTTTAATTGCATCGCACTGGCTTCTAAAATCACATGCTCGACATTTGTTTCCAACGATTTCAGGTATGCTTGATTTAAGCACCGCATAAAATCCTTCTGGTGCTTCATTTGGGTTAAATATGTTTTGCAGTGTTTGTTGCATGATTAACCTACCTTTGCTGAATCTGGGCGATGCACCACTTTTAAACCTAGCGCCAACGCTTCTCTGATTAGCGTTTCAACTGTGCGTACATCTGTGTTCTCTGAAATCTGTTTATTCATTTTCATTCACCTAAAAAAACGCGAGTGGTACTCTTTATAAAATTTCCCACTCGCTAACCTGGGAGAAAGTATCGGAACGGTGTTTTGTTGCGATGTGTGAATTCTACACTTGTAGATTTATTAATGTCAACACTTGTAGATAATTTATTTCTACAAGTGCATATTAATATTTAAAAGTGTATTTTTAGGCGAAAAAAAACCAGCCGAAGCTGGTTGTTTGTTGAGTTATTTCTAGTGGTAACAGTTGAGTGCTGTTGATTGAATTCTTACTGCGTTAGCAATCCATGCGCTGTGTTCTACGTTGGTGATGGTAATAGCATCTGCACCTAATGCTGCAGCTTGTTCTAATGTGTCAGCTAAAGCCAAGTTATAAACATTGTCGGCTGGGAGTATTTCTGTTTTTATAGAATTCACTGATCCAATCATTTTGCATTTACTTATTAAAACGCTATCTTGTTCAATGACCTGAATGGATTTAGCTTGGCTGGACAGTTTAGTTGTTGTTGCGCAACCTGAAATTAACAGGGCCAATATAAGTAATATTTTCATAATTACACTCTATTTAAAAAATCTTTCCAAGATTTAATATAATTTTTTATCAGAACTATTGGGGATAGGATTGCATAAACTCCCCACATGAAAGAAAACATTAAAATAAATTTACCTATATTAGATTCATTATCTTTATATCTGCTTTCTTTGTTAATCACCTTGTGAAACGGCATAAGAATTATAGATAGCACAAATCCAATGCAGATATAGAAGAAATAATGAAGTAAAAATTCTTTGTCCATTCTAAAACTCTTTGCTTTCCCAAGCTTTTAACACACGGCCAAGCACTTCAAAATCCATTTCTTTAGTAATGGTCCATGTTTCATATTTCTTATTCTCAGAGATTACCCTGATGCCTTCGCCCGGTATTCTTTGAAGCGTCTTAATGAAACCTTCATCACCAATTCTAAAAAAGTAAACACCGTCATACTCTAAAGTCTTAACTCCAACATCAACAATCAGCGGATCGCCAGAGTTATACATTCCACACATTGAATCACCAAAGCCGGTAACTATCGTCAAGTTATTGTTTCCTGTATTAGCAGGCACATTTTTACTCAACCACTCATTCGTAACTTTCCAGCCTGTTATTTGCCCTGATTCTCCACGTAACACCAAACCTTGACCCATTGCCCCTCTTACATCGTGATACTGATTGATTGTAAATTCATCTGCGATAGATTTTTCATTATTAGCATCAATGCTAGTTAAATCCCAATCATCAGGTGATATTGAAAGCTGCTCTAAGGTTAACCCTAAGCCTTTGGCAATTTTCTGGAAGTGGTCTGATTTACTGCTATCTCTTACCTCTAATGCGCTAATGGTTCCCCTATCAACGCCAGATTCATTCTCAAGCCGCTCCAAAGTCCAGCCTAAGCGCACTTTTCTGTGAAATCTTATGTTTTTTCCGATAGCCATATTTCTATATTAAACACTTGTTGAAAAAATACTAAATACAGTTGTTGATTTATAATATCTACAAGTGTAGAATTTTGAGCTATGAATATATTTAATGAAGTTCTTAAACGACTTGGAACGCCAACTGAAACGGCTAATGCACTTGGCGTTTCTGTTCAGGCTGTGTGTTTCTGGCGTGACGGTGAGCGCGAAATAAACCCTAAAACGTGCGTGAAAATTGAAAAGCTTACCAATGGTGAGGTCACTCGCAAAGCCCTGCGTCCCCATGATTGGCAAGAGGTTTGGCCTGAGCTTGTAGAAGCAGCCTAAAGCAGAAATATCACAAGGAACCAATATGGCTAAGCACGATGTAATCGTTAAAACAGGATTAACCGCAGACCAATTCATTGCATTTCGCAATGATGCAGAAGCACTAGGGCTAAGTGATTCAGGATGCCTTCGCCTCTTGGT